ATGGAGGTTGTATCTGTGGGGTATATTCACTGCTGCGGAGGACTGCGCAAAACACGGAGTTTCGTGCTCGTTCCCGTTAAAAATTTTGTCATTTGCGAACTGGATTGTTTAAATAAATGTCCCCGATGCGGAAATTATATTATTCAGCTCACACGAATTGACGACAAAGACAACATTTCAACCGTCAGGTACACAAACTCTCGTGCGCAAAAATTTTGGAAAGCGATTGAATCCAAGATTTTGTACGAAGAAAAATTTATCAATTACCAAAAATATAAAGGAGGCAAACTATTTCTCTACTATAACGAATACGGAGTCAAAAAACGATGTTATTCAAACATCAGTAATCTGAAACAAGGACAATTTACACCGTAACTAAAAAACTCTCTTACTTATATTTTTCATTCACATTCCATTTACTCTATAACTCGCATGGGGAATAACCCTATTTATTCCCCTTTATTTTTTTGACTTGGAAATATTATTAAGCATTCGTCCATGAGCTTAATGTAATATTAAGACAAAGACAGGAAGTATATGAAATTATCGGAAAGAGAAAATAATGTCCTTATGTGTATAGCAAAAGGATTGATTGATAAGGAAATAAGCGCAAAACTGGGCATTTCCACCCATACCGTTCACGCATATATCCGCTCGATATTGAGCAAGATGAATGCCAGAACAAGAGCCCACGCCGTTGCCATTCATTATCAAAAGATCCTGAAAGAACAGAAAGCAGGTTTAACATAAAATGAAAAGAATAATTATTCATTGGACGGCAGGGAGCTATTTTCCGACATTATACGAAAAACAATTTTACCATTATCTTGTAGACAAAAACGGCAAAATTTATAAAGGCATTTTTAAACCCGAGGACAACGAAAACTGCAAAGACGGTTTGTATGCGCACCATACAGGTGGCGGCAATACGGGTTCTATCGGGGTAGCTATGTGCGCAATGGCCGGATTTAAAAATAAACAAAATTGCGGAAACTATCCGATAAAAGCAACCCAATTTGAAGCCTGTATGAAACTTTGCGCAGATTTATGCAAAAAATATTCCATTGAAATTAACCCGAACAACGTCATGACCCATTACGAATTTGGCAAAACACACCCCAAAACTTCAAGCGCAGGCAAAATCGATATCACGTATATTCCGCCGTATTCCTGGGTTCCGCCCTCTGATGCGGGGAGCTTTATCCGCTCTAAAATTCGTTGGTACAAAAATCAAAATTCGGGAGATTAAAAATGGAAATCAATTACTTTGACTTATCAGGCGGAATAAATCTTAATTCAACAAAAACCGAACTCGGGATAAATAATGGCAAACTGTTCTGGGCTGATGCGCAAAATATTGAAATATATTCAAACAGAGGACTTATCAGGCAAAAAGGCAACTCTTTGTTTTTGGAACTTCCGATAAAAGATGAGATTTCGGGAATGTGCGAAATGGAATCCCAAGACTCCTACAAACTCGTAATTACGACCGTTTCAGGAAAAATTTATATTTATCGTGATTATGACAAAAAATTAACCCTTCTTGATAAAACCCTGAAAGGCAGAAGTGTCAAATTCAAATGCTTTCTAAACGGCATACTCGTTGCAACAGAAACCGATTCAATGTTTTACATTAAAGACGACAGCAATTACACAATAGAAGATTGCAACCTGCTTGATTTGAGCGGCAACACGATTTTCCCCGAATGTATAGAAATTTATCAAGGCAGAGTTTGGTGCGCCGACAAATCAACGATTTACTATTCGGCGCTCGGAACATACAACGATTTCCAAACCGAAAACGATGCCGGGTATATCAACAATTTTCACACCGATACCGACGATATAGCCGCAATGCACAATTACAAAGGCAATCTTTCCATATACAAGAAAAACAAAGTTTATCTTTTGACAGGCTCAAGTCCTGACGATTTTTCCATTGTTCCGTTTGCCGATAAAGGCACAAACGCAGCAAATACCGTCGTAAACGTCGATAACAAGCAGTATTTTTTGAGCAACGGGATTTATGCGCTCGAACAGGTCGGAGAATTAAACCAAATCAGGCTCGGCAGTTCGATTTCCAATAACATTACCCCCGAATTTGAAAATTTCGATTCAAAAAGGCTGAAAAATACCCTGACCGTTCACTACCAAAAGAAGCATCAGATGTGGTTTTTGTTCCCTTATGAGAACCAAAAATATTTTAAAACGATATGGATAAACGATTATGTAAACAAAATCTGGTACAAAAGAGTTTTGCCGCAAAATATTACGTATCTGTGCGAATTTAACGGAGATTTGCTTAGTGCGGATTCAGACGGAAAGATTTACAAAGAGGACACGGGAACCTCTTTTGACGGACAGGTTATCGATTTTTATTGGAAATCACCGTTTCTGTCGCTAAATAACGTTCACCACAGAAAAATTATAGACGAATTTTATTTCGTACTTGACGATGAGCACGACAACAAATTCAAATTCTCGGTTTACAAAGACTATGACGGCAATTGCCCCGAAGATAAGGAACTTATTTACTCCAGAAATTTAAACCAGTTAATCTGGGCAAAAGACGATGAGGATGACTCAAATATTTCAAAATGGTGCTCGGATGATGAAAATACGCCCGTTTGGACAATTAATTCAGACGTTCTGGAAAAAGCCGAAATTTGCGGGAGCTGCTACAGCGTGCAGCTGTGTGTTGAAGGAACCGAAAAAGACGACAATTGCGCAATAATCGGTCTGCAATTCAGAGAAATCTATAATGACGACTGATTAATTAAAAAAGTAGGGTGTGCCTCCGCACCGTTATTATTTGTGGAACAAGGCGAATCTTCGGCTTTCAGTCTCAGAATGACAATTTTTATAACCCTCGCCCCCTTGGGGAGCAGGGTAGAATTTCGACTTGAGCTTTTGCGAAAGTCAGGAATTCGGGTGAGGGTCTATTAGTCAAATTTGTCAGGTTTTTTGTAGCACCTCCCCTGCCTTTCAGGCATCCGCCCCCAAGGGGTGGAGGAAAATGAAATTGTAACCCACTTATAAACTTATATTTAATTTTAAAACTACATCATCACTCATATACGGTTTAACACAAAAAACACGAAAGGAAAAAACAAATGGACGATTACAAAACCTCTTACTCTGCATTTATTCCGACTTTGTGGAGTTTGAAACTTAACCAAATGCTTAAAAAAAGCTGCGTTATGATGCAATGCGTGAACAGAAATTGGGAGGGCGAAATTGCGCATCAAGGCGATAAAGTTAAAATAATTACTCCTGCCGAAGTTTCCGTTTCTACCCTGACAAATGACAATATCACTTACGATACGCTTAACCCTGAATCTCAGGAATTAGAAATTGACCAGAAGAAATTTTTCGCATTCAAAATTGACGATGTAGCCAAAGCTCAGGCAAATGAAGATATTATGACCGCACATTTGACCAATGCGAAAAAAGCAATCGAAGAAGTTCAAGATTCGTTCCTTTTATCAAAACATACCGACGTAACAACTCAAAACACCGTCGGCAGCGAAGAATCCCCGATTACTTTAGACAAAAGCACGATATATGAACATTTTGTTCGTTTGGCCCTTGCTTTGAAAAATTCAAACGCAGTTTATAACGGCGCAAAACCTTGGGTTGTAATTAACCCCGAAATTGAAGCCTGTTTGCTTCAAAGTCCCGAATTTATAAGCGCATACAATGTTGCCGATAGAACTTTAAGAGAAGGTGCCATAGGCAGAATTGCGGGATTAGACGTTTTGGTAAGCACAAATTTAACCGCAACCGACGGCAAATACTATGTTCTTGCGGGTACAAACGATGCAATCACGTTCGCTTCCCAATTAGCAAAAATCGAAAGTTTAAGAGATAAAGATTCATTTTCCGATTTAGTCAGAGGGTTGTATTTGTACGGCGCTAAAACCGTTCAGCCCAAAGCTCTGGCGAAAATGATAATCGGCACATCTCAAACAACGGCGGCTTAAAGCATCCGTTCAACGGCAAAATAAAGAATAGTTTTGTCTGAATTAACAAGGAGTATTTATGATAAAAACCTTTAAAAATATTATTGCAAATCTTGCAAAAAATGCGGTAATCGCAGCAGAAGAAGAATACGGTTCGGGGCAGGGCAAAATTAAAAAGCAAAAAGCCATCGCTTACATAATCGAGCATTTGCCTTTTTCACCCTTTATTAATAAAATTATCGGGTTTACCCTTTCAAATATTATTGATGAACTTATTGAAACTTCCGTAGCCGGACTGCATGAAATGCAGCAAATTCAAGGAGAATAAAACAATGCAAAATCAAATTTTAAGCGGGATTTCACCGACAGCCGTGAATCCGCAGCCGAATTATATCAATATAATTCAACAACTCAAACAATCCATGATGAACAACATGTTACAAATGCTCTTACTAAAAAATCAAGGTGTTATTACAAATGATCAAGCACTTGGTTTTATGGACAGCATAAATGAGATGTATAAAGGAAATTCCATGGGCATTAATACATCTGTTCACCAAGATGAAAAACCTGTCGATTTTCAGGCGGCAATTGATTTTTTCGCCAAAGACGGCAGAAAAGAAGTTCTTGATTATATTAAAAATTCTGATGTGGACAAAGATGAAATTCCCAAAATTGCCAAAATTGTTGAAAACATTGAAAAAGCAGCAATCGACGGCTATTTGAAACAATCCGAGCACGACAAGATAAAAAATGACGAAAACACAGCTGCAAAAAGCAAATTGACTTCTTATGCCCAAAATGCGAAATTTGACAGCAACAATAACAGGATCTTCACCCGTGCGGATCTCGGCAAAATGAGCGATGATGAATTTGCCAAAAACGAAAAAATTATCTTTGAACAACTGAAACAAGGATTATTACAATAGTTTTTACAAAGGCAAAAAAGAAAGTTTGGGGGAAAGGTCAACAAACCTTTTACCTCAAGCTTTTCTTTAAATAGAGGAGATTTTATTTATGAATTTTTTTGAGATTATAAACAACTGTCTGCTTGAACTAAACTACAGGCAGGTAAATAATTTTTCGGAACTTATCAAAAACGACCACAAAAAACTTATTTCTATAATAAATATTATTAATAAAGAAATATGCTCGGCGCACAATTGGAACTTTTTGCTGCGAAACCAAACAATTACCATACCGAAAAAATCTTCAAAAGGGGTTCAAAACCCCGTAAACGGCAGGATTTTACATTTGATTATCGACAATAAAAAGTACAAATTCGTCGAAAATTTTGAACAATTTCTGCTCGGACAAGGGCACGACTTTACGTATTCAATATGCAACGATAAATTGTTCTTCCCAAAATTCAAAACCGAAAAAACAGCGCAGGTAATCTATTACAGCAAAAATTGCGCCGTATCAAAAAACGGAACGGAAAAAGAAGATTTGACAGACCCCGACGATTGTTCGCTTATACCCATGCCGTTTGCGCAGCAGCTATTGACATACGGTGCATGTTTAAGGTTAAAAGCCAACCCGTCATATATCAGATTCAGCTACTGGATGAGCATGTACAAAGAGGCGCTTGTAAACCTCAAATCCAAGACCTGCATAGATTCACACTATTCACCGCACGTAATCTTGCACAGGCAATAAACGTAAATCATGGCAAAAAAAACAGGAAGTCGTTTTCATTCCCCCCTGTTAAGATTTACACTAGCCGAAATATAAATAGCATGATTATTATACAATTTTTTGCGTAAAAATACAAATTATTATAAGAAATGTAAACAAGATGAAACAATTAACAAGAACTCAAAAACTCTTTATAAGCGAATACATAAAATCCCTCGATCCCATAAAAGCCGTAACTTTTGCGGGATTTCCGGACGATGCGGACAAAGCAAAAATCGCTTCCGAATTTTTGTCAAAAGATATTATTATTCGAGGAATAAAAGCCCGACTCAAACGTCGTATAGACAGCCTGAACGTTCCGAAAGGCTATGTAATTCAAAAGCTTTTACAGATTGCAGAATTTTCTTTGGAAGAAGAAGAAATTACGGACAAAGATGGCAACTATACGGGTAAAAAGAAATTGCGTGATGCATCAGCAGGCTTAAAAGCGCTTGAAGCCCTGTGCAAATATTTGGGTTTCCAAACCAAAGACGAAGATAAAAACCGCAAAGAAGCCAAAATCATTACCATTTCAAACCTCGACGATAAAAAGATATAGGTCTATAAGTTTATAAGTTCATAAGTTCATAAGTTCATAAGAGAGTTACCATTTTCCTCCACCCCTTGGTGGGAGGATGCCTGAAAGGCAGGAGAGGGGCTATAAAAATTGTCATTCTGAGACTGAAAGCCGAAGATTCGCCTTGTTCCACAAATAATAACGGTGCGGAGGGCAAACGCACCCTACTTTACTAATAGCCCCTCACTCGAATTTCTGACTTTCGCAAAAACAAGTAGGTTAGGCATACTTGCCCAACAAAATGCCTTATTTTTCAAAATTTATAACCAAACAAAACAACGAAAGGAAATAAAAATGAACAACGACAAAGATGTTGAAAAAATTCTGCTAAACGATGAAAATTATGAAAACTTCATTCGCAAGAAAACCGAAAACGATTTTAAACAAATCTTGCAAGAATCTCAAAGCCGCAAAAAATCCGTCATAACAGACATTAAAAATGTCCCCAAAGACAAACTTTTTTGCAAAAATTCCACATATTTTGTCATAAACAGAAACAGCAAAACCACCTCATACATTAACGGCATGCAGGCAGAAGCCTACCTTGCTTCAAGCTGTGAAAAAGAAAAATTTTTAAAAAGAATTACGGACTATTTTGTATCTCAAAATTTGTACATAAAATTTCGAAAATACGAAGGCTAAACTATGTGCAAATTCAAACGAATTATCCTCCCGCCGCACGGCAGCCAAAATTTAAATTTCCTTCCGCAAATCCCAAAATTATACGAAAAATATTCAAAATTTTTGCAAGATGATTTTGCGCCCAAAAGCGCTCTGCGCCACATTCTAAACACAGCACCGAACCTGTGGAGCATAACTGATTTTGACGATGAATTTGCGGGATTTGTCGCTTTAGATAATTTTACGGGCAACAATACTACAAATTTCAGTGCCGAAGTAAGCACATGTTTTGAGCGCAAATTCTGGGGAAAATTCACAAAAAATTGCGCAAAAATTTTCTTTAAAAAATGCTTTGAAATTTACGGATTTTACAAGATTAAAGCGCTTGTTTTCCCCGACAATTTCAGGGTCATAACCCTGCTTAAAACCTCGGGGTTTAAATACGAAACGACCATGCCTGACGAAACAATCCGCAACGGCAAATTGCAAGATATTGATGTTTATTCGCTGAAAAACAGGTTTATAAATTTTTAAGTTTATAAGTATGTCAGGCAAATTAAAAACTAAACACAGGAGATAAATTATGCAAAACACACAAATTCAAGCTTTTACACCTGAAGCTTACGACAGCGAGCAGGTTATAATCGGCAACATTATTTCTAAATACGAGAGGTTTGACGATGAGCGGAGTTCGCAAAAATCTGACAACAGAGCAATTTCGTATTCCATCTACAATACGGGAATCCCCAAAATTAACGATTGGGATTGCCACGTGCAGCTGCCCGAAATTTATGAGCTTGCACAAACCCTCAAATCCCACATCGTGCAAAACCTTTATTCACACCCTGACGGAATGTTTGACGTATCCGGAACAGATTATCAATCCCAAAAATTCGCAAACAGTCAAAAAGCGATGCTTGTAAATACTTTTGAAGAAATGAAAATCGAAAACGAAATGGAAAAAATTATTGATTCCGTTGTCGAAACGGGCGAAGTAACGCTTTTTGTCGGTTGGGAAACCAAAACCGAGAAAGTGCGCAGAAGTCTTACCCTTGAAGAACAAATCGCATCAGGAACAAACGCAGGGTTCATAATCGAGGACAAAACCGTTTATGACAATGCAAAGGTAAAATTCATAAACTACGAGGATTTTGTTTTTGACAGAAATTCCGTCAACAACTGGGATTCATGCCCGAAGATTTATAAAACGTACCAAACATTAGACGAAATTAAATCAAACAAATCAAACAACATGCTAAATGAAGAAAAACTGGAAATTTTGAAAGGAGTGGTGGCAAAAAACAGCAAAACCAAAGATGAAAAATATTCGACCCCGACAATTGAAGTGCTTGAATACTGGGGCGATATAGAACTTCCGTCAGGTGAAATACTGAAAAATCAACTTATCTGCACGGCAGGCAGAAGCGTAATTATTCGTTTTGAAGACAATCCGTTTATAATAAACCCGTTTATTCACGCAAATATTATCGAAAACCCGATTACGGGCAGGGGGATTTCGCCTTTAAGGGTTGCGCTGATTTTGAATAACATATCTTCAACCATTTTGAATAAGCAGCTTGATGCGCTGGCGCTTATGATGAATCCGCCGTATCTTGCCCCGAAAGGCTGTTTTACGGGCAGGCAGGAAGTATACCCAGGCAAAGTCATCGAATACGATTCTACTCTTATGACCACCCCGCCCACACCGTTATCTTTTGACAAAGCAATGACGGGCTGGGATTTTTTGAGCTATTTTAAAAACACTATTGAAAGTGCTACGGGGATTTTTAAAAATATGGCAGGAAATATTCAATCGCAAGAGCGTACAGCAACAGAGATTAATTATTCCGTAAACGGTCAGGAAGCAAGGCTCAATATGATTTTAGAATCCATAAACCGCAAAATTATTATCCCAATGGTTGAAAAAACCGCTCAATTGATTTCATATTTTAAAATCGGGAAAGAATGCATATTGATAAACGATCACGGCAGGACAAATTTTGTTGATATAGATGATAAAATCAGAAATTCAAATTACGTATACCGCTATGGCGACAGACGTGCAATTTTTGAAAAGAAATCAAAATTCAAAGAATTGTTTGACGTAGTAAGCGCATTTACTCAAATTGATGAGATTGCAAAGCGCATAAACTGGAGTGAATGTTTCAAATTTGCACTTGAACAATACGGCGTTGAAAATTCAAATAAATTTTTAAAAGATAAAGAAGAAACGTAAAAAAACATATCTTGCCTGACTGCTAATTTTATTGTTGGGTTTCACCCAACCTACAGTTTTTATCGGTGCGAAGTGCAAGCGCACCCTATTTTTTGTAGCCCCTCTCCTGTCCTGCGAACATCCTCCCCCCAAGGGGTGGAGGAAAATGAATTTGTAATACACTTATGAACTTATAAACTTATGCACCTATAAACTTTTATCAACGGAGTACACCATGAAATACAATTTACTTGATGCGCAGCGGAAATTTTTGGAAATTCCGCACGACTACACGCTTGATGTTGCCGTATACCAGGGCGGTTACGGCTCGGGCAAAACCTTTGCGGGAGCATTGTTAGGCATTTTGCTTGCCCTCAAATACCCCAAAATAAAAGGATTGGTCGGTGCACAAACTTATACGCTCGTGCGTGATACAACGCTGCAAACGTATTTTGAGCATTTGGAAAGTATGGGATTTACGCAGGATGAAGATTATTTTTGGTCAACCTCCGAGCAGAAACTCTCTTTCTACAACGGATCGGAAATCCTTTTCAGGCATTTTGATGAACCGAACAAGTTGAAATCTTTAAACCTTGGCTTTGTCGAAATTGAAGAAATGTCCGATATTCCTTACGATACTTTCAAAATGCTGCTTGCAAGATTAAGACAAAAAATTTATGACAACTGGAAGTTAAAAGATTTTCGCTACAGAATTTTCGGGCATACAAACCCCGAAATCCGACAAGGTTGGATTTACAAAACATTTTTCATCAACCCCGCCCCCAATTACCGCCATATCACAGCGCCCACAACTCAAAACATATACCTGCCCGACGGGTTTTGCGACGAATTAAAAAAACTCTACGACAAAAGTTATTACAATACTTTTGTACTCGGGCAGACGGGGCACTATAGTGAAAATCTCGTGGTCAAAGATTTTAGCGATAAAAATATTAAAGAAATTAAATACCACGAAGATTTTGATTTATACATAAGCTGCGATTTTAACGTTGATCCGATGTGTTGGGTACTTGCGCACAAAACGCAGGACAAAGTGTTTTATTTTGATGAAATAGCAATGGAAAATACCACAACCGCCAAAGCATGCGACGAAGTTTGCGCCCGTTACCCGCACCACAAAGCAAATATCATAATTAACGGCGATGCATCGGGCGATAATCGCAGCTGCACAAGCGAATACACAAATTATGTAATCATCAAAAAAAGGTTTCAATCTCACGGCTACGACCCGCAAATAAGAATTAAAGCTTTCAACCCGCCGATAAAAAACAGAATTGCGGCATTCAATGCGAAAATCCGCAACGCAAAAGGCGAAATCGGTTTGTATGTATCGCCAAAATGCGAAAAACTTTTGTACAATATCAGAAATTTAAAATATGTTGAAGGCAGCTCAAAAATAGATGTTCCGACCTATCAGCAAATTAAGCAGTCAAAAGAATTGAAATTTTTATCACATCCGTTTGATGCAGCAAGCTATCTTGTGGATTTTTATTGGCCGATTGTGATGTAGGATTAAAGAGATGCCGGGGCACTAAGGCACTATGATACTAAGAAAGCCAATAAGAAAGCAAGGTCGGTATTGCTATACCGATATCTACAAGTTAATCATGAGAATATGGGCACAATGCAGACCTACTTACTTTCAATTGTCAATTAAATCAACCTTCGCCCGTAGCCGCAGTTCACTTATGTTCGTGCGGCTGTTACATCTTCCGGAAAATAAATACCGAAATCTCTTAGTGCCCTAGTGTCTTAGTATCCTAGTATCTTTTAATAAATAAACTTATCCGCTTTTACATAGGAGAACCTTTCATGGACACATTATTATATTATTCACCCGTGATAATAGTTATTCTGGTGTTTTTAATCCAACAGCGAATAGTTGTTACCCCTGAAGAATTAGAAAAAAAGCACCGTGAAATTTTACATGACATAGAAGAACGATTTGTTACCCTCAACAGCCACGAAGATTTGAAATCTCAATTTAGCGAAATGAAAGATAAAATCGATAAAATTTACGACTGTTTAATTATTACAAAATAATCTGATTACGGCATTTTAGAGCTTATGTTAATTTATGTAAAGATTTTTGTTAACATGTTTGAACATGTTTCAAGTTTTTATATAAATATGCCGTAAACATGAATAGTAAAGGAATATTTTAACCGAAAGGAATTACGAAAAAATGGGATTAGCGGCATCACAAGCAAGATTTCTGGGTATTACCCTGAGAAAAGCTAATTGTGAATTTCAATCTACCCAGTTGGCTCAACAAAAACTTGAGCTGACCGATCAAATGACTGATATTTCGCAAGAATATGCTAATGCCATGAATTCTACCAAACTTGTTTGGAAAAATGATGCAACTGACGGTGATTACGGCGTTACTTACAGTTTACTTATGATGCCGTCTGCTACAAATGATTATAACCCTTATATGGTTTCAACAAAATCAGGTGCCATCGTATTAAATTCAAAATATGCGGCAGCCGCTAAAGCTGCAGGTATCGGCATGGCAGGCGGTACAGCTTCAGAAAGCGGAAGAAACGCTTTCCTTAAATCACTTGCTACTCCGACTTCAGGTACTAATGATAACGTAATAACAGAACAAACTTATAAAGTTTTAACAGGTCAAACTTCTTCTTATAAAAGTGCCGATGTAGGTTGGCATTATTCGGCAGGTATGGGCGCTGTTCCTAAAAATAAAGGCGTTGCAGATGCTACGACTTTGAGCGATTTGGTAAACGATAAAAATATCGGTAAACAATCACTTGATTGGCTTCAAATAGTAAAATCAGAAATCGGCTCAACAGGTATGACTTCAACCGAATATGATGCAGTTATTCAAGCATATACGAATAGAACAAAGAATGCAAAATTAGCTTATATCAATGCAGGTACTTTCTTTAAAGGCAACAATTATTCAATTTCTAACAAAGTATCCGTTGATACAATAGATGATGTTGTTAAAAATGCTCAAAATGCGCTCGGCGAAAATAAAGGTACCGCAGCAGCAGATTGGGATTGGTCTGAAAATCCTCCGACGTTAAAATCAGGCGACAGCAGCGCTATTTCAAGTGTAATGAAAAAATTCAGCGATTTGGAACATAAGATTTCTCATGCTGAAAACGAAAACCAGAAAGCAAGATATACAAAAGAACTTGAATTACTCAAATCAGGTTTCAAATACGACGGAAACGATACTACCAAAACAGTTCCCGCTGACGGAAGCAATGTTCAAACTTCCGGCGGAAAATATTTATCGGAATATGAATTTCCTATCTACTGGGCTATTTATGATCAGGCAAGAGCTGAAGCTAAAAAAGCAAACCAAACAATCAGCTGGTCATCAAGCACGGGAGATAAAACTATAGGCGGTAAAGATACCGAAGGAAACACCGATAACCGGATTTCAATTGATGCATTGTTGCAGGCAAGCGGTAATAAAGCCGTACTCGGTTCGGGCACATATACAACAACGACCCAAGACGGTGATAAAACTCACAAACAGTTAACCGTTGTAGTAAACGATGTAATCAACAAAGATGCCGAAGACCTTAAAGGAATGACAATAGCTGATTTATTAAAAAGCAACGTTGTTTTAATGGTTAAAGGCGACGAAGACGGTTCTGAAATCGAAGCAGCATCAAAGGCAATGTTGGAATATGTTGCAAAAATCTTTGGTTACGGCAGCATCGGAACAGGCTTAAACGTTGATGAAACAAGTGATGCCGCATTAAATCAGGCCTTAGCAATGACCGAAAAGAAAATGCTTCAGGCAAAGAATGCCGTAAAAGATTGCGGCGGCAGAAACAATTTCATTGGTTTCTGGATTAAAGATTTACTAAGCGACAGCTCAATGAAAGATAACGATGCTTATAACAAATCAAATTCTTATAACAGAATTTGTATCAACAACGGCGGAACTTCTGCAATCAACTTATCAAATATGGTATCAGCATTCTTAACTTACTATGATAACTATTTGAGAGGAACCGAATCAAATTACGTAGTCGGCAAAGGTATTGATGCAGACGGAACCAAAACATCTTTCGTAACAGATGATCCGAATTACACTTATGTAACTAACAGCTCTGATGAAATTACAAACGATGAAAAAGTTGCCGATTTCTGGAACGAATTATATAACAATATCTGTGCTCACGGCTGGAGATATGATGATATGGTTCAGGACAGCGAATACTTTGAAAGTGCAATTAAAGACGGCAGATATTCATTGATGGCATTGAATAATGACGGTTACTTCTATCAACAGAGATACAACGATATCAGCTATATGTCAGAAGAAACCGATAACGATGCAATTTCAAGAGCAGAAGTTGAATATACCCGTAAGAAATCCGAAATCACCTACAAAGAAGACAGTATAGATATCAAAACCAAGAAATTGGATGCCGAAATAGCAGAATTGACTACAGAGATGAGTTCTGTACAAAATATCATTTCTAAGTCAATCGAGAAAACATTCTCAATGTTTTCTAACTGATAAATAGCAAGATACTATGAGCAAATAAGTGCAATTTAATGACAGCTTTTTAAACGGCTGTCATTTTTTTTATGATTTTAAAGCAAAGGGACATATTAGCCATTGCATAAAAAAAATGACAGTAAACTTGACACAAGAGATTTAATTGATACAATGGAATTACACGAAACAACAAGTAATGGAGGAATGCCAGAGCGGTTGATCGGAGCAGTCTTGAAAACTGTCGAACGTGCAAGCGTTCCGTGGGTTCGAATCCCACTTCCTCCTCCATTTTAAAACCCAAAAACGATTTAAGTTTTTGGGTTTTATTATTTTATAATTTGTTTACTATAATTTGGAAGTCCATTTTAGTTGGACAGATGGTGCGATTATTTTGGGTAATCGGCACTGTGAGGGACTTTGAGGGGTAGGAAGTAATCAAACCATTTGTCCATAAAAGGGACTATTCGGACTTTTTTCGGACTTGGACAGATGGTGTGATTATTTTGGGCAAAATATCTAACAGTCCATTTTCAAAAATCGCTTCCGAAACTCCCCGAAAAATTAGGAAAGTAAATTTTTCAAAATTCCTTGCTTAACAACTTTTTGCAAAATTATCGTTTGATACAAAACAGACACAAAGGTCGGAAGTGGTGTTCAAATTCTTCCACTTCAGAGGTAAGGTGTTTGTACCATGAATGAAGATAATAAATATATTAATATTAAGGATGTGGCAGAGGCAAAAGGATTAACCTCGACCCGTTCAATCCGATTGGAACTAAACAAAGTCGAGAGTAAATATATTTCTCGTGAAATCAAAGTCAACGGTGGAACAAGTTACGAAATATTGTTTTCAAGTTTAGAACCGGAGATACAACGAAAACTCAGAGAGGCTGAAAACAAAACAACAGCACTCGTTCCTCATAATTATAAAGAACCTGATTTTGTATCGGATAAAACAAAACTAACAGCAAATTATAGAGCGAATATTGTCGTAGCATTACAAAAACTTCGCAAAAAATATCCGACTAAAAAAGAGGCAGACACAACATTTTTAGAGTTGTATAATTCGGGATTGTATCTTCCAAAGGCATACAATTTTATCGGAAGCATTTCAATCGGAACTTTGCATCGCTGGGTTAGAGCATTTGAAAAACACGAATCAACAGAGTGTTTACAACCAAAATACAAATGGTCAAAACAGGGAGAATACAATTCAATTTTAAACGATGAAATGAGAAATATCCTGCTTACATTATTACTCCATCCGAGCAAGTATAATTACGGAAAAGCAATAAAACTCACAAAAGAAATTTTGAGAAAAAGAGGATATGAAGAATTGCCTTGTGATTTATCTTTTAAAAGATTTGCCGAGAATTTTAGAAAGAACAATTACGCAGAATGGATTTTACGCAGAGAGGGAATGAAAGCATATCACGACAAAGTTGAACCGTATATCGAAAGAGATATTTCAAAAATTGAGGTAGGGGATATTTTAGTCGCAGACGGACATGTTTTGAATTTTCAAGTGATTAATCCGTTTACCGGCAGACCGACAAGAGCAACTCTTGTCGGTTTTTTAGATTGGAAATCAACAGCACTTGTCGGGTATGAGATTATGATGACTGAAAGCACACAATGTATTGCAAGTGCATTAAGAAATAGTATTTTAAATCTCGGAATGCTTCCAAAGGTCGTATATCAAGATAACGGCAAAGCGTTCAAATCGAGGTTTTTCCAAAATACAGACTTTGAAGAAGATTTATTTAACGGAGTGTATGCAAATTTAAACATTCACTCAGTTTTTGCAAAACCTTACAATGCACGAGCAAAAGTTATTGAGAGATTTTTCAGGGAATTTCAGGAGGAGTTTGAAAAAGGAATGCCAAGCTATATCGGAACTTGTATTGAAGATAAACCTGCGTGGTTGAAACGAGGTGAGAAGTTACACGAAGAATGGCATAAAAAACTGACGAATAACCACATCCCGACAGTACAAGAAACAATAAAATATATTAACGGATGGATTAAATTTCACAATAAAAATCTTTGTCCTAATGACCGTTCAAAAACTATTCAAGAGATGTTAGACAGCGTTCAAAAACAAAATATTAATCCTCAAGTTTTGGATGATTTAATGATGAAAACAGAATGCCGAACAATAAATAGACATGGAATAACATTCTTGAATATGCATTACAGAAGTGAGGCTATTATTGGGATTAGAGATAAAGTAAATATCCGATACAGTTTATTTGACCTTTCAAAAATACACGTGTATTCAACAAAAGGTGAGTTTTTATGCATAGCTCACAGGGTTCAAAAAGTTCATCCGATGGCGGGAGTTCTTGGAACGGTCAAGGATATGGAAGAATACAAGTATCAGTACCAAAAGCAACAACAATTAAAACACAGACTGATTAAACAAGTTAAAAAGACATTCTTTTGTGATAATTTCTGGGTTTCTTTCTATAAAATTCGGTTCAGGTAAATTTGTCATAGTGTAACGCTTGTATTTCCTTGTGTTTTACTACCGTTCAAAGTCCATTCAATTTTGATGATAATTTGTGTCTCATTAATTTCGACAGATACAGAGTCGACAATAATTCTTGTTTCCCATAAAGCCAACGCATCAATGGTTTCTCTTGTTATATTAGGTATTGCTTCGTTTACAGGGTAATCAACATATTTGTATATCTCTGAGCCAAATGTCGGTCTTAAAGGTACAGAGCCTTTTCTTGTCGTAAGAATTATCGCTATACATTGGTTAATATCATCGACTCCTTCTGCAACAGAGCCAATCGTATTCAGTTTATATTGCCAGTCTATATATGTAATTTCGTTTAAATTTGTCATGATTGTATTTATTTAAGTTTTTGATTTAATATGTTAATTCCAAAGGAGGGAAGCCTATGTCTACCGAACAAGAAGCTACAAATGTTATGCTGAATATTTTTAGAAGTGTTGCTGAATTTAAAAATATCAGACTTGAAAATGATTTAAATTCATTTGACGATGTTCCTATTACTGTTGTTGATGCCCTGAGAGATTTGGCTAAAAGTGCAACCGAAGATATCAATTTGGGGCATTATAACGGTCTGGGGTTAAGAACAATTGAAGATTTAACTCACGATTATTCTTTGGAATATTTACAAAATTTATTTGTCAGATGTGCAAAAGCCGATTTAAAACACGATTATTTTACCTATTTAGCAGGGTTGTATATTATTAAAAAGTATATTGATGAATAAGATTACATTGTCTGATTCGGACTTGATGTCGGGCTTCCTTGATTTCCTGTATGAGAATGAGAGTTGTAAATATCACGCATTGCTTGCATAGAAGAAGTTTTATCCGTAATATCTGCTTGAGAAGTAATTCCGTCTGTATTAATCAGCTTTCCTGTGTGATTAATGTTGCCGTTTAAATTGATATTTTCAAAGGTTATAGTCAGGGTGTTTGTTTCTTTATCAATATTAATCAGCGAACTATTCTCTAAATTAAGTGAAATTTGTTTTTCCGAAGTTACAGCAGGTAAATCAACCGAAGAATATATTGCTCCGAGAATAACTCCATCTTCTGAATTTTCATCCATTAGGCAAGCAACTTCTTCGCCAATATCCGGCATAACAAAAAATTTGTCTTTCATTGTTTTGCTTTGGATTATTGGTAGCCAGTATGAAGTAGACTCATCATCTGCGAAGTTTACACGAGCCTGAGCAAGAACAGGATTAATTTGTGATACAATGCCAAATCTTAACACGATTCTACCTCACAACTTGTTGTATAACCGCTCGCTCTGTTGAATCTGTGTCGTGCTTGTTTTATATGATATTTACCCGAAAAATGTCCGACACCTTTTAATTCAATATTGAGTCCTGCTATCAAATACGGATTACCAACAAAATCAAGAGTTCCTTCAATTTTTGTGTCAGCCGTTCCGAGTGCTGCATTTGCTTTTACAATAGCCTGTTTTCTATCAGTACATCTTACATTGATTTTTAATGTATCACCCTTAACAACACTTTCATTGCGTGCTGTTGCTTTAACAGTTTTCTTTTTCTTTGGGTCGAAGTATGAAACCTGAACAGCCTTGTATTTTTGGCTTGTTTTTTCTCTTAAATTTATGTGAGTTAAGTCTGATTTGTAAAAAATCTGTGTGGATTTTGCACCTTTTAGCTTTGAAACATCATAAAATACAAGATTATTTTCGGATATTTTAAAGATATATCCGTATTGTTCGGCAAGTTTTGTGAGGAATGACAAATCTCGTTCTTTGTTTTGGGTAATTCTATCAACACGAATGTCAGAAATCTCGCCAACCAACGTGTAACCATGCTTATCGGCAATTTCTTTTGCAATTTGTTTAAGGGTTTTGTTTTCGTACCCTTGTGAATTCTTTTGTCGCAATGGCTTTTTAATCCCGGTTGCAAGACCTTTTACAGTTATTACATCGGGTGGAGTATCGTATTCCAATTCGTCAATCTCGAATGTTCCGCAGTTTAATAGCTTTTCTGCCTCATATCCGATATACGCACGCAGACAATCGCCTTTGCTTGGTATCCAAGCACCTTGCCAAAGTTTTTCGGAATCTTCAAATGAAATCAGTAGTTCGTCAGATTCCCCATGTTCAACATCTGTGTATTCGATAGATGTTACATAGGGAGAAACGTCTTTTGTAATATTTTTCTTGTCGTAAAATAGTTCAAAAATTGGGACTAGCATTATTTTTTCCAAGGTGGGGTTTCAAACTTTATTGTTTCGGATTCTTCTAAAACAGGGATTTTTAGTTTTATGCCTGAATCCAAAAGGGGTGTAACTTTAACTTCAGGGTTTGCTTTTATTATTTCTTCATACAATGCAGGGTTTTTATAGTATTTGTATGCGATTAAATCCCATCTGTCATTGTC